GCGAAGAGACTAAAGGGTACTTTCTGTCATTCATTTAATCCAACAGAACCAGGTGATAATCTCCATCTTCTCTTACGGGACATGAGTCCAGCAGAAGGATGCCCAACGATTATTGTCCTAGAAGAAATGAATACTCTTATCAGACATATTCATGAGGGAAATATCCAACGCCATAAGAATATCACAACCCTCATTTACAATAAGTCTACGTACAATACATTTATGGATGACCTAATTCTTTACAGAAATGTTATCATTATTATGACAAGTAATGAGGACAAATCTATCATTGATTCTCTAGACCCCTGCTATCTTCGAGCAGGACGTATCCACAGGAATTATTCTATGAATGAAGCATTATCTTAGAGCACATTCCTCCACCATATTTCTTAATGATCCGTTTAGAAATAAGAGGAAAGGCTTCCAAAACAGTGGCTGAATTCGGTAATTCAATTCCTAAGATTTTTTCATACATTGCCATTATTTCGCTGCTCATCATAAAAAATCCACCTTCTTGAAAGACACCAAGCGTTAAATTATTCCAAGTTTCACTAAAAGCGGGCTCATCTACTTCACATCGATTAAGGGCACAATCTGCTAGAGCGATTAAAAAGACTAGAAGACTTTCTAGTTTATCTTCCGGAAACCAATCAAAGAATCGTAATTCAATTCCATGATTATAATGCTTCTTATAATTAATATCAAGGCCTATTTTTTGTAAAGAACAATAAGCAGACTGTGCATGAAATCGGTAATACCACCAGAATGGCATTTCAGCTGCTCGAATAGTAGAAGTTTCCTGTGTTAAAATCTTTCCTTCCCTCATTGCTGATGTATCATAGGTTCCAACTCCAATATATCTACTAATAGCACACCGCTGAGAACCTTTAGCAAATCCAGCAAAATGATTTGAAAAAGGGTCGCTAGAGCCATAGACAGCAATTAAAAGAGGTTCTATCCATTGATACAAAAGAATAGCCTGTTTATGCTGCTGTCGGAATAAATCGGGATGTAGGAGTGGAGGAGGCGAATCACCGCATTTAGCCCCAAGCAAAGATGGAAGTGTTATATTAATATGATATGTTCCATTATTGAACATTGCGATATTCCTTGAATTACTAAAGAAGACAGCCCAACCAGGATTAGACTGAGGCCACTCCAATAAACCCTTATCTTTCCAGATGCCTTTTGCTTTTATAAAAGCATTTATCTTCAGCAAGAATTTCCGCTTATAATCTACAAGTTCCTTGACCACGGCTCTAGCAGAAGTCTTATAGAATGCCAGTGTCATAAATTCAATTGAATCCCCATCAAAGGTAAAATTCTGTTCATATTCATCCAAAAAAATGGCGGGGCAGAACTCTTGAAGTTCAGCAAATAAAGTTTTTCCTTTAAAAGCGGGATTTAGTTTGGGTACTTTCTCATAGGTTGTCTCATGAATTCCAGCAGTATTCAACTTGCTAAGACTATGTGAATTTACGAATACTGGCATGGGTATACAACCAGACGCATCTGGAAACAGCTTTTCAAAATATTGTTTGTATCCAGGTTTGAACGTAGCATAGTAATTAACTGAGTATCGTTCCTCAATATGACAACTTCGAATTAAAGGAGCAGCAACAAAAATTAATTTATTAAACTGTAAATAAGTCTCTTCTTCTATACCGAGACCCCAGAAAATTTCATTTTCTCCATACATTGTTTTATATTTTTTATGTTTGACTAGCTCCTTGGCCATCCCTACTTTTTACGGAGCGTCAAACCACTCCACAATAACGCCGTTCTCGCGCCGCACCTGCAAATCCTTGTAAACAGGCCGACCCTCAGACCAGCCCGGACAGAGAGCAAGGCAGTCCAGCACAGCCTTAGTACCAAAGAAAGCATGCTTAACAATAGGCTGATCCTCAAAGCCATGTGCCAGAGTACAGGCACGAACTCCACCAGGTGTCTTAATCAAATGACCCTTATCAAGAACCAGATTGTAGACCGTTCCTGTAGGGTACGACTCCTGCCCCACGGTATCAGAACCAAGAACCCAATTGGTTGCCTCATCTAGATAAGGGTGGTAGGGCGTAAGAATACAATCCTTAACCTTGCTCATCATCACAGAGGTCGCTGAACCGTGGCTGATCGTCACAACAGCGACAACTGAGGCGGGTCCAAGATTCGTCCAAACCTTGTCACCGGGGCTCAGTGACTGAATCTCCTTCACAGAATCATCTGCCATGACTATAGGAGTCTCGGGATGGAAACAGCCGCCCGACTGAGCTGCCTGTGACTGCTGACCGAGGTAGGCTGACAGATATGCGGGATCATAGGCAGGAGCACCACCGCCTCCGCCATAGCCACCATATGTGCGAGCACCGCCAGTCGGCTGCGGAGGATCCAGTGTCATGAAGGTAGCTTCCCCCTTAGCAACAAGCTGGCCGAAAGGCGACGCCTCATCCCCACCATAAATCAGGGAACCAGGATCCTTGAAATTCAGACGACGCTCAACCTGCTGGGCTCGACGGTAGGAACGCATATAGTGGCCACCCCAACGCTTCCAGTAACGAGCAGCCATGCCAATCTGGCCCTCCGACGGATCAGCCGACTCAATATCCAGCAGAAGAGCCTTAACCCGTGAATCCATGGAATCAGCAAACCGAGCAATAACCTTAGCCAGAACCGGGAAGACCGAGTCCGTCCGCCCAGACTCCGCCATAGAAATAGCCTGCTCCATCGCAGTAATGTACATCTGGCGAGCAACAGGGAACTCAGGTGCGGATGCCACAGGCGAAGGTACAATCTCCGCTCCACCAGCAAAGATCTTAATGGAAGCACCTGCTGGAACCTGAATGAGATAGTCGCGGGGCTGGCCGATAGCAAGAGGACCGGTGTGAAGACTGACTGGAGCACCGCCGTTAACAGAGTACTGGACCACAGAATCCCGCGTTCCTGTCATCATCGCGTTAGCCACCCAGTTGATAAAGACTGTGCCAATCATTGTCAGATCAGGAATGAAGCCATACGAGCCGCCTCCAGCAAGAACCATCTCAGATAACTGCGTAAGAAGCGTGCTATTGAGTTGATAACCGAATCCGAACGTGGAGAGGATCCACGGATTCTTCATCTCCAGACGTGAAAGTGCCTTGACTGTACCGCTGGGCGAAGGAATGACCGTCTCCTCCCCATCGGTAAGAAGAGCACCGAAGATGGCACGACCCGTAAGGCTAGGACGGTTAGCAATGCTCATCATGGTACGGATGGCATCGTCAATATTGGTAGACGCATCCGCGTTAACCGTCTCCAGAAGTGCCTTCAACTTAGACCGGCCCGAATCATCCATCCGCATGGGCTCCATCACAATCTTGGCCATAGTCGTGAAGGTGACAAGTGCTAGAGAATCCTCAGGTCCGAGCATAGAAGCCACAGAGTTGATCGTGTGCTTAGCCAGATCCATACGCGTGTAGAAGATCTCCTTATTATCAGGATCAACAAGATCGGCCATGGAGCCTGAGTTGTCAAGGCCAAAGATGTAGACACTGCCCTGCTTTCCAGCACTAGAGTCCGTTGCTACCGTGATGTTAACATAGTGTTGACCGGCGTCACTAAAAGACTCAGCCGAGGCGGCGATAGCACCATCCTTGAAAGGCATTGTTGTACAGCCTCCGCCGCCACCCATCGCTGCCTGCGGATGAGCCGTAAGCCAGTCAGCAATAGCCTGCTTAAGATGACGATCCGGCCTGTGGGAACCCAATGGGGTCCGGCAGGTGGGACAGTTGTTGCGTGTTGCAGACCACTGATTGATTGCCGTTCGCTCAAAGATGTGCCCCTCCGCACATACATTGACGGGATCCATCATAATTTCGCCCGTAATAGGGCACAGAAACTCATCCGGGATTACAGAGGGTGCCGACATCTTAGAGTGCTGATTACCTATTTCTTACGATTCCGTACCAAGCCTCAATAAAAAACTGGGGGTCAATTTTTTTCAATAAGCTATGGACAATAATCATATTCTATACACGCATTTCTCCACCAACTAATTGCTAGAGAAAAACGTGATGCTTTATGAGTTGGTAAAATAGTTCCCATTGACTTATCTACAAATTCCTTACAGCAGTCATAGTCATCGTAAACAACAACAATATCTTTGGGCATGAAACGGGGTATGCAGTGAAACCAATCTTTTTCTGTATGTCCTTCTGTGTGTTTTCCATCAATGTGAAATAAGTCAAATGGAATATTTATTTGGGGAAGAATAACATGACTGTCACCTTTTACAAAGGTAAGAACTGCTTTAGGAAAATTTGTTGACAAAACATTTATAGCAGGCCAACTCAGTGTATCATCAATATCAATAAGAAAAATAGGCATTTCAGGATTTGCTAGAAGCATAAGAAATAGAGAATGGCCAATATAGACTCCAACCTCTAGTGCTCTAGTTGCTGTCTTGGCCTTATCATACAGTAACTTCTGCTTCTCATACATAAGGGGACAATAATCATATGTCTTTCCATCCATAAGATACGAACCACATCCCAGTTCCCACTTCTTCCCGCATGCTTCATAGATTTCCCAAAAAATGTGAAAATTATCCACAAGTTTTTGAAGCATTTCACAGTTGGGATATTTTTTTTGTAAGTCAAGAAGTGCTTGAGAAGACATTAATTCTTTTAACACTGTAGATTTTAAATCAGACATACTGAGACATAATCTGAATAATCTCAGAGCGGACAGACTCCTCTGCCTTAATACTCTTCATCTTCTCAATCTCCTCCGAAGTAAACGAAAGATTAATCATCTTACCACCTGAAGAAACCATTCGCTTATTAATGCTGGAAACCAGGCGTAGATAGTGGAGAAACTCCATCGGCTCAAGCATATCTAGGTCAAGTAGACGAACCTGCTTACGGAAAGGGCCGTCGGAACGCCAGCCAGTCCACCAGATACGCTTAGCAGCCTCCATCAGAACATCGAGTGATGCCAAATGTGTGCATGTAGCCGCAGGATCAGTTGGTGACATAAACTCAGACATATCCTCAAGCGGAGGCATCTCTGCTAGAATAGGGGCTGGAAGAACAAGAACAGAAGGAGATCCAAAATCCAGACCTGGCATATCCTTGAACTCCCGCTGCTCGGACAAGGCCGCAGACCGGATAACCTTCATTGCGGATGACCATGCCGCATTCATCTCCCCCGAAGCAACAGCGGGAATGACAGTCAGACCGAGGCTAACTGGAGGAGTAAGAAACTGAAAGATAGGGTAGCGAACTGCAGAACCCTTTGGCCATGACTTAGGAACATTCCGCACTAGATCAAATCCAGTGGGCCAGTAGTAAACCTCCTTGCTATCCTTACCATGAGGGTACATAACCTGAAATATATCATCCTGTGGATAATCCTTACTCTTAGCCACGTTGTACCAAACTCCAGCTGTTACACTGCTAGTTAGAATCTGAAACTTGCTATCTGTGGCAAAGATAACCTGGTAACCGTTCTCTGCGGGACGGTAGATTGCGACATACTGAGGAAAATTGCTGATTGTAGACATTTTAAACGCTCTACCAAAAAAGTGGGTAAAAATGTGGTTCAATTTTTTCAACACGCCAGTTGTTGACCAAGAAACCCGCAGGAAAAGAATAAGCTTAAATGCGAAGGAATTCGCGTGTAATATTTTCAGTATAGAACTGTGCTAGGTCCGTAAGAGCAAATCCATCAATCTTCTGATACAATTCACTGGATGTTTTTAGGCTCTTCAAATCAAATCCATTTATCACAAGTTTCGCAGAAAGCCATTTAACCACATTTTGCGAAGCATACTTCTTAAAATTATCATTCTGCCACAAAGACCATAGCAAGATAGCACAATCAACACCACTCTTATACTCCAACCAATACGGCGACTTGCTATATTTTGCCCTATCTAAGACCATTGAATATCCAAAATCAATAAGGAATACCTTTTTAATATTTGTTGCGGTACTGTGAATAAAGATATTCTGCGTGTGTAAATCTCCATGCTTGAATGAATATTTGTGCTTTAGTTCATTCAGAAGAGAAAACACCCATCTAAGAGAAATATTAATTGCCTGCTCCTTGTCTCCAGCAAAGGAAGATAAAGAGTTTAGCCAATAATAAAGAGAATTAGCAGTTGTAACACCCTGCTTTCCCCTCCGAAGATCCTGCATGAAAATCCACAAATTTGCCTTTGTCCTAAACACATTATAAATCCGTGGACAATTATCCGGAATAGTATCAAACACCATCTCTTGTAGAAGACATTCCCTTAGGGCATTAAGACAGCATCTAGTCTTTTTAACAACTAGCGGTAAATAATGCCCCTCGGCACTCTTTCTATAGGCATCAAACACCTTTCCGTTTGAACCCTTACTAATTAAACTACGATTCTTCACACGATATTTACTTCTATCTGGAGCCTCAAATTCAAGCAAGGTGTCTGAAAGACTCTTGAATTCAACTTGGGGAACAAATCTTAATCTGAGATCATTAACACCCTTTACCTTTTCGGAGTCAATACTCCATGAGTTAAGAACGTCCTTGAGGTGCATTCTTGAAGAAATGTCCTGCGGTACTACCCCCTCAAATTTTTTAAAAAAAATTGACTGTAAGGTATAGTAAGAGTTTTACAGGAAAGAATGAGTTGCTACCTTTGTCATACTACTCTTGAATTCCACGAAATAGCAGGATTTAATCCTAATCTTCCAGCAAATGATAGTGAAAGAAGTAATTTCTGCTGGGAAGATGAAGCAGGAACGATAGCAACCCCAATCTGCGATGAATGTTATTGGGCCCCAGATAAATCTGAAGATACTTTGGATTTGGCAACTTCAGAGCAAGATGAAGATGAAGATATAGAGGAAGAAGAAGAGCTTATTCCTATATATTCATTTTGTCGTATTTGTAATGAGGCTATAAAAGAGATTTCACCCATTGGTCTAACCGATGAGGAATTAGAAGCAGAGATGTTTACGCATATCTGCTATGATTGTATTGAAAATCCTGTTACACCGCCCATTACTTCGCATGGGAACGCGTCACCATCTGACGAACAGGCAGGGCTGTCGCCTTGGTCGCAATCTTAGTCGCTGCCTTGGTCGTTACCTTGGCCGTGTGAACAGGGCAAAAATGAGAACCTTCATTCTTTGCCAACTGGCAACGCGTCATTTCCTTTGTAGTTGCCGAGCAACGCTCCTTGAGGGTCTCTGCAACAAGCGGCTTACCTACAGGCTGAGAAGGCATTATAATATTTTTTAGCGGAATGTTTTTAAGCCTTAAGAAGATCCTCAAGTTTGATCCACTTCCCTGCACGGTAGCAGTTGACTGTCTTCTCGGGATTATCCATCTTCAAAGCGGGATTGATCTCCTTCTTACAAGTCAAGCTCCAATTACGCATGATAGGATACTTCTTCTTACTGCTGGTATCAAGGATATAATATCCCTTCTTCTGCGTTGGATCCAAGCAGAAGATACCAACACCAACGACCTTATTATGATAGAAGATTTTCAGAACCTCCTTATTTTCAATCTTAGAGATAAGAGTGGAGCCTGTGCTAGAAACCTCATCATCCAGCTGAATTTGGACAATAGGAGTAGTAAGAGGAGCAGGGGGCTCGGGCAGAGTTTGAATTTCAGCATCAATCGCCTCATAGGACAAAGAAGAAGGCCGCCCATTAATAGCAATTAGAAGCGATTCCATCTCATGAAGACGCTTCCTTTTGCTTTGAAGTATTTCTTCTGTATTAGTTATTTCAAGACGCAGAGTCTTAACTCCACTCATAATTATGTGTGAAATTATAGTTCCAGACATTTTTACACTTTCCCCACTAACCCTACACTGTAACTTTTTATTCAAATTTTATTTATATAAAACCTATCCAAATTAGCGGGCCAAAAAGACCAAAAAGAAAAGTTATATACATTACATAAGAAATTGTTGGCAGGGCATCATTCACAGTAAATGCTTCTTCAGATTTCAGAAAACAAATGAAAAAAAGTAAAATTAGGAATGTAAAATATACTTTATATGAGATCATCTATGTTGTTCTTTTTTTTTAATTGGAACCGCGTCGCTTTCTGTTACGACTACGAGTGATGGGCGTCGCATCACCTGTATCAACTTCATTATTTATATTGTTTTCAGAAAGAGTACGTAGAAACTCTGCCAGCCTTTCCTTATACAATGTCCCGCGGCCAGCTGCTACAATTGTACATATGAGAAAGATTCCCATATAAAATGGAAGTATGACACAAAGAACTGCTGATAGCAGCAAGGTAATTTCATAATTCTTTTCAACAAATTCCCTATTCATTTTTCTTAGCAGCAATCTGCCTGTATTTTATTTGTGAGTTGGCCTCAAATTTTTAGTCATCAAAGTTGTCGTCAATATCAGAAATATAGTCATCCAATGGATCCTCAGTAGCAGCGATGGCCGCAGTCTCCATATCAATAGCCATTAGGATTCGCTCCATGGCCTCAAACTGAAGACGCCGCTTCTCAGCAAGGGCCTGTTGCTCCCAATAATACTCCATCATGTCAAGCATATCGGCCTCCCACTCCAAGGAGCCGTAGCGGAGCCTATCCAGCATATCCTCCTCGGCCTCCCAAGCAATCCCCTCAGGTGACTTGAGCCACTTTTCACGCTTGTCCTCGGCGTGCTTACAATCCACACAGAAGTTATCCATTGAAAGACATCCCCCATCATCTAGAATGGGGGTTCCCCAGTGGCCACCGCGGTTAATACACCAGATGGTCTTGACAGACTCTACGTTTTCTGCTAGAACTACTGGGATCTCCAAACGCTGCGTCTTCTTCAGCGATGCGGACGCCTTGCGTCGCTCCTTCCCAGTCTTGCGGTCTGACTTCTTCCGCTCCTCCTGCTTCCCCATTGTATGGGAGGAGTAGGAAAACATTGCGGAGCCGATTTCCTCCGATTGCTCGTAGAAAGAATCCATTGTGTATTTCTAGTGGGCCAACTATTAATTATACCTTATAAGCATTCAATTTTTTTTATACATCAGCCAATTTTCTATTATCTTTAATCCATCCACCGTTTTCTCAGGATGAAACTGCATCATAAGACAATTTCTATATCCAGCAATCATAAGTTCGCCTCTGTATGAAGCAATCTCATGAACAGGCAGAACTCCTGCTGGAAGATACCAATGATGATTTCGCCGCAAGACCATATCCTCCTTTATACCATCAAACAGCCAATAAGAAGGCCGGCGTAAATGAAAAAGTTCATTCTTATGAACATATCGTTCCTTTAGATGATGACCGCAATCACAGATCCGCGTAATAAGAGACTCCATAGAATAACAAATCAGCAAAAAGCGTTTATCTAACTTTAAAATATCCAAAGGAACTTGCGGTCCTTCTTCATGGATATGAAGAGTTGATCCACTAAAGATCCAGTTTTTTATGGGAGACTTTTTAATCCGAGCAAAGAGTTCATCTTCTGAAAAATCATCCCCTTTCAATAAAAATGAAGTATGACCTAATTTATCTAATGCTTGTACAATGAATTCTGACCCTGTTAAAGATGGATACATATTAACAATTCCTACACGCATACCCCCTATCTTAAGCGTACAAATCTTCATCTGCTGGAGGAAGAGCACCAGGTTTATACTGCGGGCAGGCATCGTCATTGTCACATCTATAGTATGCTTGACGCCAATCGTAAACCATTTCTCCGCTACAATGATGTTCTTGAGGATGTACAATCATAGGGACACCAACATGATTGTCATCGGGGAGCATACGAGTTGCCAGCATTACCCCACCCGTATCATGAACTGGTTGACAACTTTCACAGGGGATAAAGATTTCTGTACGTACATATGGAGAATCCGGTCGCATAGCCTAATAAGGAGGTGGAGAAAACCGCTGACGCTGCATCTGAAGAGAAGTATAATATAGACGAACCATATCTAGAGCATTGTCTATCATACTCTTTGTTTCAACAGTTCTGGAGAAATTATCTGCTAGAACGACGGCAATATCATCAAGAGAAAGTTTCATCTGAAGAAACTTAATAATATGAGCCCAGTCCGCACGCTGATCGGGTGTGAACTTATAGCCAAAGCGTTTAATCTTTTCAATCGCGTTTGCAAGATTATTCTCATTTCTAATACGCTCCGCAATACTTAACTTCTTAATTGAATCCATCTGTGCCTCAACTACGAAAGACATTTTTCTATCCCTGCTATTAGTAGCAAAAAATATATTTTCAATTTTTGTAAATCTATGAAATCCTAGCGTTTTAAAAAC